TCAGACAGCAACCCCCCATCGGACAGTACGTTCCTCCAATCGCTCACCAATCATGGCGCGCACATGCTGAGGCGTCATGCCTTTGTCGCGGTAGTAGGTACGGATCAGGGGCCAGAAGGGCAGGCTCTTAAGAGCCTGAAAGGTCTTTTTTGCGTCCAGCCCTTGCCGTGCAGCGAGCGTGATGGCGTTGCCAATCATGAGGTCGATGTTTTTACCGGAGAAGCCACGAGCACTTTTGTAGCGGCGCTTATAGAATGTCTCATCAGCCAAAGAGCTAACGCCCGTTTCAACCGTTAGATCGTCACGTAACAGGGTCCAAATCGGCTCAAGCCAGCCCGGACGTGCCATCAGCTGAAAACGTGTAAAGCCGTAGCGCCAGAGGCCATCGAGATGAGGCGCAAACTCCGCAAAAGTGCGCGTTTCAATGAATTGTCCGGAAGCCGTTGAACAGCTTCCAGCAGCGAACTGGTCAATGATGGAGTGATGAAAGCGGAACTCTACCCGCCAGACAGGTTGCTCTGGGTTGTAATTGTCCGGGTCGCCCTCGTCAAAGCTATCCCTGCGACACCAAACACCTTCCCAAAAGTCGAGCTTATCTATGGCACGAGCTTGAAGCGTTTTGTTGTACACGCCGAGCTGACACGCGCCAGCAGAGCCAAACAGGTACGACTGACCGCGCCCATAGGCCGCAGACTTGTCAGCCCACTCGAAACGGCTTATGCCGTCAAAGCTACGAATCGAAGTCGCCTTGCAATGCATACTGGCGACAAATTCTTCAGATGGATTCCAGCCCTGAAAGTCAGCGGCAAGGTGCACAGCGCATTGCTTAGGCGTCACTTTGGTCATGGCCTCACCAGCTAAACGATCCATCAGCTGCTGAAGGCGTTCGGGCTCGTGAGCATCAATCGCATGGGGTGACACTTCGATTTTGAGATGAGGGCCGATAGCATCCAATTTGCGGTTGAAGTTTTTGAGCAACAGGATCAGGCCGAGGTCAGCGTTCTGTAGCTTGAACTGGTAGCCGCTGTCACGACCAACGCGAGAAGCATGAAAGCGATAGCCAGCGAAATCGACCATGCCCGGCTTATCACCGAACAACGCCAGCAGTTCGGGCCGTAGCAGCCCCTCATAAAGCTGGCGAACGGTATCGACGCCACAACGCAGCAAGCGAACACCTGACAGGTCGGTGAATTTCGCCAGATGACTATCAAAAAAGAAGCGGCCCTTCAGGCTCTCCGTCACTTCGCCATCCGCACCGAACAAAACCCGAATTTGATCCTTTGCCATGTTTAACCCTTATTGACCGTTAATGACCGTTTGCTTAGTTGTGTTATTGACGTGCTACAGGGACGTCACAGAGCGGGGGTTGCGCGCCGGCTCGTTCCTCGCCCGGCGTGCAACCCCGCTTATCACCAAAGGAATTGCCCCTTCTCATAGGGCACGCGCGTAAGCGTGGTGGCAGCTTGCTGCTGGCTCGGTTGATAGGCCGGTGCGGTGGTCGGTGGTGGTGGCTGGTTGCGCATGTCCTGCGGCGAGCCACGGTCGGGCCTGGTGTCGTCGAAGTAGCCGTTCTGCACGACCGACATACAGAAGCGAAACGACACATCCAGGCGGGTGCCCTGCTGGCTGTTGCATCGGCACCCCGTCAGCCCTTCATCGCTGTCGCCCACCTGCATGCGCTTGTAGTTGCGGGCGATCAGATCGCGGTCGGTGGTGGAGATGCAGATCGGTTTCGGGAAGGCTTGCGGGCCGGTCAGGCCGTCATACACCGGCGCCGATGCCGGCAGGTCTTGTACCCTGGGCACGCGCTTGCCCAGGTACTGCTCGACGGTGAGCGGTGCCGATTGGCCGTCTTCGGAAGCGCTTGGCCGGATAAACGACCCGACCGTATCCCGTACCTGATCGACCATGCTCCCGGCCGGCGCGCTGGTGGCTGTTGCGGCCTGCGCTTTCTCGGCGGCGTAGCGCTCATAGGCGCGATAAACGAGAATGCCGGCACCAAGGATCACGCACAGCGCCAGGATGAACTTGGTCGGCACCTTGGTCTGGAAGTGGTGCTTGGCGTTGCTGCTGGTGTAGGCGCCGAAGTAGCGCTTATCCAGGCGCAGCGACTTCTTGTCGGCGTCCTTGAAGCTGGTTTTCAGTTCGACCTTTTCCACCACCACTTCCGACTCGAAGCGCAGCAGCTGGGCGGACTTAAAGACGCGCCAGTAATGAATGTGCGTGTTGCACAGCCGGCGCAGGTGCACATCGAGATAGCGCGGGTCTTGGGTGACGAGGTGAACCTCATGGCCCTGGTGGCGCATGGTCTCGAAGCGGGTGATGTGCTCCGGTGGCCGTGCCCGTGGATCGCGTGCGCCGAACCAGCCCTGAGCTTCGTCCACGACGATGATCGAATCGTTTGGCAGCTCGAACCACTTCTCGGGATCTTCGAACTCGAACCACTGCGCTTGCAGCTGATCGGGCTTGAGGCCGTTGATGTTGTGGAAGTAGACGACGCGGCCTTCGGCGTGGGCCTTTTGATCGACCTCCCGAATGGTGTTGAGGGTCTTGCCATGGCCGGGCTTGCCGGTACGGATAACAAGCATGACGGCGCCTCCTTAGGCTTCGATGGAGGTGCCGCCCGGCTTGTGCCAGACCTGATTGCGTTTACGGTCGGTGGCCTTGTCGATCCCCGCCAGGATGAAGCGCGTGGAGATGGCGGCGAAATACAGGTTGACCACCACATCGAACTTGGCCAGCCCGAGAATGCCCTGGATGACCGGCCCGACGTCCCCCATCAGGCCGAACAGGTAGTCCTGCGCCTGGCCAATGATGAGGTTGAAGCCCATGTACGAGACAAAGCCGAAACCGATCATTTTCAGCACCATCTTTACCAGCGGGCCGAGGACGATGATCAGCATCTGAACGATAAATAGAAATTGCATTACTGACCTCCTACGCCGCGGCCTACATACAGGGCGGCAAGAACGGTAGCCACGGCCACGAACAGGCCGCTCAGGTCACTGGCGGCGCGGCAGAGCGGTTCATAGCTGAGCTGGAAAGTGCGACCGCCCGCCGTGGTAAGGCTGAAGCTTTCGGCGGCAGGACAGGCGGACGGAAGAAAACGGGTGCCCTGGTTGATGAAGGAAGGCACGTCGATGACGCCGGAGCCCTCGTCCAGCTGGAACCGGTCGCCGGTAACAGCCGCCTCAATGGCGGGCTTGTGCTTTTCGAAGTCGGCCTGTTCTTCGGCGTGGCAGCGCAGTGCCTTTTGCTGGCGGAGGATCGCGCATTGCACTGCATCGCCGGTGCACTTCACCTCAGCGTCACAGGCTTCGCCCTCTACGCTGGACTTGCCGCACTTGTTTGGATCCTTGGCCGGGTCGCATTCGGCCCCATCCCCGTCTCCACTGCCATCCCCTTGGCCGCCTCCTGGCCCATCACCGTCTAGATCGCCATCGCCGCTGCCGCCCCCATCGCCGGAACCGTCACCGTCTCCACTGCCATCACCATCCCCTTCGCCGTCACCGTCGCCAGGGTTGTCAGGATCGGGGTTCTCGTTGCCATCGCAGCCGCCGACTTCAACTTCGGGATCGCACGGTTTGGGCGGTTCCTTGCTGCAGAAGGTGCCGTTCCAGACGTAGCCGTCCGGGCATTTGTTGTCAGGATCGGGGGTTGGGGTTTCGTGGGGATCGGTCTGCTGGCCGGGGTTGCCCGGTTCCTTGCGGGTGTCTTCGTTGCATTCGATGCCGTTGCCGGTATAGCTGTAAACACCGAAGACGCCGGGCGGATTGCCGCTGCTGTAGACGTAGACGTTACTGGCCGGCGTAAAGCCGAAGGCGTACTGGCAGCTATTGGCGCAGACCGAGCCAGGCGGATCGATCACCGGCTGACCGACCGCTTCCTTCATCTTGTGTTCGTGGGTGACGACCTGGCCGATGGTGGCTTCGCAGCGGCTGGGCTCAGGCGCTACGCATTCGCCGGTTGTGGGATTGTATTCTGTGCCAGACGGGCAAGCCGACCCATAACGGTAGATAGTTGCAGAATATTCAACACCATAGGAGATCCCGTAACAGAAACCTGATGTTGGAGTAGTAAGTGAATAAGTTACAGAGTGAATAGGGTACTGAAGTGTTTTTGATCTGTCCGCGGCCCACAAATTACAGGTTTCAGCAGGGGAAGAAGCAGCGAATTTCCGTGCAGTAGTATCCCAATAATAATCCTCAGCACTAACGGGCGAGCACCAAAGCCCCGCAGCCAGCAATATCAGAAGCATCCTTTTCATATTCACACCCGCCCAAAAAACACGAGGTAAAACGCCAGGGTGGTGAGGATCAGGACGTACAGTTCGTAGCTCATGGCGTTTCCCTGGAAGAGAAAACCCCGCCGGAGCGGGGTTTGTTTGCTTCGGCACATGCAGTGCGCGGTTCCCTGTTACAGGGCGCGGCGCATGTACTTGAACGCCATCGCGGCGATGATCACGGCGAACACCGCCCAGCCGATGGTGCCGACATCGGTGCCGGCGGTATCCAGCGCCGCGGTGGCTTCAGCCGGGACGGCGGCGTAGACGGAGCCGGCAAGGGTGGAAAGCGCGGCAGCAGCGCCAACGCCGATCTTCTTGATGAAGTGCTTGTTCAGTTGCATGGGTGATACCTCACTGTTTCAGGGCTTTTTTCAGGACCAGGAAGCCGAACACGGTGGCGAACAGAACAATCGCTTCGCCTTGCAGCTCGGAGACTTGGTCCCAGGTCAGTGCAGAGCCGTAGAGGCCCTGCATTTCCTCGACCGTGAGGGCAACTAGTTGGCCGGAGCAGACAGGCGAGCCGTCCACGCCTTGCAGCCAGTCACCGTCACAGGCAAGAAAATTCATTCGCCGGCCTGCTCAAGGTCGGCGGTTTGTTCGGTGGGTTCGCAGTCAGGGCAGACGGCGAAGTGAGGCGGCAGGCTGAGGTCTGACAGCAGGTCGCTTTGCGGCGCGGGGAGCGCCATGAGCTTGCCCATGTCGTTTCCGCAACCATCACAAAGCACTTGATCGACTTTCAGCATGGCCGCCGCTCCAATTAGTTAGCTTTGGCCGCGTCAGCGGGCTTAACGGAAGACTGCGGCGGCTGTTGTGCAGCCGGGCGTTGCTGAGGCTGAGCAGTTACGACCTTGACCAGCATTTGAGTATTGGTGGTGCGACCGAAACGGTTGGTGATGGGGCGAATCTGGCTCTCGAAGGTCAGGGCGACCGGGCCTTGGCTGAGGTCGATCTGATCCAGGCAAGCAGCATCAGCAGCGTACTCGGTGACTTCGAAGCCTTCGGCATTGCCGTTACTGCCAGCAGGGATAGGCGACAGGGCTTGAACGTTGGCGCGAATCTCTCCAGTGTCTTTCACCGTGTAGAAGTCTTTTTTGATGACGAACAAGCTAGTAATGGATGTTGCTGCTGGGATTACGAACATTGATGCTTCCTCACTAATTGCCCTTTGGGCTTGCTGTTTCCATTGGCCTCTTTAGGCTTTATTGCCTTGGCCGTTGGCGTTGATTCGTGTTCTGTACTGGCGACCCCTTACGGGGCGGGCTCTATTCGCTTCGCGAACCAAGCCAAAACGATGAAGCTGTTTTGTCTTGGCCCTTACGGGTAACGATCCCTGTCGCTCTTGCCGTCCCGGCGCCTAAAGCAATAGCAAAAGCGCTTCCTCGGTCTCAGGCTCAAGGGCGGGGGGTTCTCATCCCTCGCCCCTTTGCCATCTCGTCGGTCGCTCAGGACCGTAGCCCTACACCTAGCCCCTGCAAGGGTCCGCTTCGCCGCTTCGCGCCCTTGCAGGGGCTAGGCTTCGGGCTCCTTTGGTCCCGCGACCGACGACGACGGCGACGGGGCGGGGGATGAGGGTTCAGCGGTGCTAGAAAGTCCGTCAGGACAGCCAGCCGCTACCCACTGAGCTAGAACGGCGCCGCCCAGGGACCAGAGGTCAGTTCCACGGCTGATGGCTTCTTCACTCAGTGCCAACTTCACCGACGATGGGGCGACGACGTAAAACCGAACGTCTTTGTCTTCTACTTGTGCAAGGCGGGGCGGGATCATTCAAGCCTCCACTTGATCTAGAACGAAAAGAGATCGCCAGGGGCGGAGATGGCACTTTGGCAGGTAACGCGCCAGTACTTCGGCGGTCGGTCGGACGGCGTGTGTTTCGCGCAGAACGAACGAGGAGTCACCAGCCAGCGACCATCGACCAGACGGACCGACGCGGGGCGGCAGTGGCCGCATGGTGTGCACCGGAAGGGTGCGAAGGTTGCCGCTGCGATCCTTGACCAGCAAACACAACAGTCGCAGTTCGGGGCATGAGGCAGGCGCAGATACTTCGCTAGGACGATCATCAGCAGGCACCTGGGTCGATGGCTTTACCGGAGATTGACGACGCATATAAGCAACGTAGGAGGGCATTACCGGACCCACGTTGCGCTCATCGGGGAACGGCTTCCCTGCATTTTCAGAGGCGTTCAGCAGTAAGTCAGTAAGCAGACAGTGCTGATCCCAGGTGATAACACCGAGATCGTAAAGAGCCTGTAGCTGGCCTTGAACCGAACCGAATTTTGCGTTGCGCAGAAATTCAGGGGTGCTTTCAGGGCCACTCAAGCGGAAATCGACGAGAGCGCGCTGTAACGAGCGAAACGCGCGATCAGTAGAGAACATCATGACGTCCACTCCTGTTCAAGAAGCCATGCACGGAACTGGACACAATTGATCATCCGGCGCTTGCCAAGCTTGATCGTGGGGAGCACACCGCGCTTCGCCCAGGCACGAGCCGTATCACAGGTCACGCCGTTGCGTTCGGCCCATTGCTCTATCAGCTCAACATCCTTTTGCACCTCAACGAGGCGGCTAGCGTCTAGGGATTCCAGTTCCATTGTCATGGTCATTCCGGCACTATTTGGGTCATTGGTGAAAACCGCTCAGGTCAATAATTGACTTACGGTAATTATTGACGCGTGCCGCTGTCAGGTCAACTATTGACCTGAAAATCATGGTGAAATTTATCTATATGGAAAGATCAGCCGATAGGGCGAGACTATTAATCAAAAAGACGGGGCCGAAGCGACTTAGCACGCTCAGTGGAACCGAACACAGCAGATGGCTAAACGTCAGCAAAGGTGCCGTAAGAGTTAGCACCGAAGAAATCGACGTACTGGTGAAAATATTCCCGCAATACGCACTATGGCTGGCATCAGGTGAAATCCATCCAGGGTGCGGACAGACAAGCCCCGAATATGACGAGGCACATTCAAACTTGCCCAATCAAAGCGCGGGATAGCCATTACTCGACAAGTAGCTAGCCGTTGGTTTGCCCGAAGGAATGGGAAATGAATATTGAAAGGATCGTTCTTAAAATCGCCATAACGATTACCGCCGTAGTAATCATCCAACAGGGAATGACTGGAATTGGCAAAGGGATGCAAGAACGAAACGCCGAAAGGAACGCGCAAAAACAAGCGGAAAAACGCGAAAAGGAAAACGCGAAGAAACAAGAGGAGATTCTGAATTCAGCTGAATGCCAGTTCTGGAGCGAACAGTACGAAAACAATCCCACCGAGCAAACCGCCGATAAGTATCGCAATGCTTGCCGCTACTAGTGTCGAAAAACTGTCGAAAACAAAGACCCATAAAGACCTTTATCGACTGATCGAGATCAGCAAAACGCCCGTACTGGCTGGGAAAGACCATCAATGACACCGCCCGAAGAGAGCTATAAACTCTCAGACCTTTACGCCGAGCCCGCCGGTGCACCGGCCGAACCACCCGGTCAGCCATGAAACCCATCCAGCTTCCCCTGGGCGTCCGCCTGCGCGACGACGCCACCTTTGGCAACTTCTACCCGGGCGCCAATGCTGCGGCGCTCGGCTATGTCGAGCGCCTGTGTTCGCCTGCCGCGGGGTGGTCCGACGAGCTGATCTATCTCTGGGGGCAGCCGGGCGTCGGTCGCAGCCACCTGCTGCAGGCAGCCTGCTTGCGGGTCGAGGAGCGCGGCGAGCTGGCCGTCTATCTGCCGCTGGCCGAGGTTGCCGAGTATGGACCGGCATTGCTGGACAACCTGGAGCAAAGCGAGCTGGTCTGCCTGGACGACCTGGATGCCGTGGCTGGCGACGCCATCTGGGAAGAGGCATTGTTCCATCTGTTCAACCGGCTGCGTGATGCGGGGCGGCGCTTGCTGCTGGCGGCCGATGCGTCGCCGCGCGAGCTGGCCATCAAGCTGCCCGATCTGCAGTCGCGATTGAGTCTGGCTCTGGTGTTCCAGCTGCAGCAGCTTTCCGACGAGGACAAGCTGCGGGCGTTGCAGTTGCGCGCCTCGCGCCGCGGCTTGAACTTGCCGGACGATGTCGGTCGCTTCATCCTGACCCGCGGCTCGCGCAGCATGAATGCACTGTTCGAATTGCTGGACCAGCTGGATCAGGCGTCGCTGCAGGCACAGCGCAAGCTGACCATCCCCTTCCTCAAGGAAACCCTGGGCTGGTAG